ACCTGTCTGAGTAGTCTTGCCCTGTTTAACACAAGGGGCACACATAGTCCCAGATTTAGTAGTCTTAGCATGTTGCTTTCGTTGACAACCTGGACATCGTACCCAACTTTTTTTCACTTTTCCGACTCCAAGATTTTCATTCCCAGTGCCCCTAACAATGTTATACAGCCAGTAGTAATTGCAGTATGTTCTAATTCCAAAGAAAATATGGCAATAGCACCCAGGATAATTATACATACAAGAATTTGTGGACGCAAAGACTTCACCTTCTCCTAGCTCCCCATAAGTTATTATAAAGAATTATTCTGTCGTCTTTATCTGACGGGGGAGGAACTTTATTATTTTCTAAATATCTGTAATACTCCACAGAATGCCCCGACCTACATCTATCATAAACTATTGCCATTAAACATATTACAAGTCCTGCAATACCGAAAAAGATTATACTACTTATCATTTGACCCCCCTTAAATTTCTTGTGTCATTTTATTATACACCAAGAATTCGGAAAGTCAAGCTTTATATTCACCTAATATTGTATATTATGATTATAGATGGGATATATTATCATTTAACCATTCGGAGAAGGAAGACTTAGATTTACGAACAGGGATTTTTACTTTAATTTCTGTGGAATACCAGGGATGCATACTACCTTTAAAACTTTTGTGAGCTTTAGCAGCTATGGAAGAATCATAAGTAGAAGCATCACTATCTAGTTTCGTTCCCAGATGTTCTCCAGCTTCATTCACTACCCACGGTGGCTTTATATGCATAGGAATACCAAAGGCATCTGTTTCAGTCTCCACTACTGGAGTATATCTCATAGCTTCAAAGGGCTGGGCAGATGGAAATCCATACTCTCTCAATAACTGGTCATGCTCATTTCTCCTTCCTTCTACATTAAGTAAGGTAGAAATAGTAGCAGCCATTCCTTTGGTAGGAAGGGCTTGTTTCTCCATCCATTCCAAGAAAGACCCAGTGAAATCAATTGACCCGTCTGCTTTTTCCATTAACATAGTTAATTCCCTACCTTCTTCAAGAGTTGGAGATTCGTCTAGCGGAGCAAACACTTTACAGTACATGTGGTCTTCAATCATTCCTTCCACTATATCACATGTCTGTTCCTGTTTATTGAAGAATTTACATGCGCCACACATAATACCATTCTTCATTTCAATATCTGTAGCATTTCTATAGCCTGAATCTGGCTGAGTAATCTTACCTTCTTCTTTCTGAAGAAAGCAACTACCGTCACATTCCTGTTTTTGTACTAGACAACTACCATCAATACAAGTAGCAACGGCTCCTTCAGCTTTCAGTATATCAAATCCAGCACTTTGGTTCACACCCTTTTCACAAACTGTAACTTCTGCCAGTTCCATTTCGTCTACTTGCATATAAGGTTGTAAACCTTTCTGCATATTCTGAGTTTTAGTTGCACTTCCCGCAATGGAATAACTCCTTAACTTTCCTTCATTAACTTGATCCATAACACGCTGGGCAATTTTTGTATCGTCCCTTAGTTCCGTAATAAAAAATAGTCCCTTCTCTCCTACACCACTCTTAAATATCTGTCCACCCCTAGTAATATAGGCTGGCAAAGCCCAACCAACTTGAACATCAGAATGCAGTACCATTGTATTTCTAGTACGGAAGTTAGCCATATACTTATCGAATGCTTTATTTAAAGCGTCCGTAGTTATTAGATGTCCTTCCCTATCTATTAATTCCACAGAAGCGGGGCCACCTAAGACCATAGCATCTCCCTCACTAAGTTTGGAAACGGCCTTAGAAAAAGTAACATCGTTTGGGAACGCCCTGGATAAAGTCATAATCTCAGCCTTAGAAGCTATCCCTGCTTTAAGCAAACGCTTATATTCATCAAGCGCATTAGAAATATCTTCTAAGGAAACTTGCCCATTATCCTGTTTTTCAATAGGTAGGATGGGTGTATCAGACCCTATAGTTTGATACATTTGAGCATTATTAGCCCAGTTAGAAGGGCTAGGTATCTTCCCTACTTCAGTCTGGATTGTCTCTGTAGTCATTAATGAGTAACTCCCCAAATAACACCACTTACAGTAGGAGTACCAGAGGCTGATATAACTGATACATTATCTCTAAAATCTACAGGGAAATTAGATTCATACGTTGCCCCTGCTAATACAGGTATTCCCGTACTAGAGGATGCAGTTGCATCAAAAGCTACATACACAATTTCAGCACTGGTACCTGATTCATTCTTAACCTGTATACCACGTATAACAGACATAGCAGGACGCTTTCTAGAAGTAGAAGCATTGGCAGTTCCCGACCATTCGTAATTCAATCCAGATGCCCCATCTACATAAGTAGAAACAGCGTTAGTATCTTCCCGTACTTCAAACATAATCTTATCAGTATACCAGTCAATATTATGGTTAGCAGCACTAACAACATAAACTCTATACACTGCTGCTGCTGTACTTCCTGCTATTGAATAAGAAGCCGTAATACGTGCAAAGCTAGTAGTTAAGTTAGTATCAGCAGAGGTAGCCAATTCAGTTCCCGAAGCATTAGTAATCTGTATCTTAACACTTCCTGACGCAGAAGCTCCCCGTACTTCACACTGAACAGTTATATGCTGGGGAGTTGTATAAAAACCAATACTAGGGGAAGCCCAATAAAAACCCTCACCCGCAGCAGAGTTCCCTGGATTGGTGAGGAGGGACGCTGTACCAACAGACTGTTGGGCAGTACTTCTAGATATAGCTGACCCCGTAGCCGTATACATTGTTACATCAGCAGCCTCTATTCTAGGGTTAGTAACCCAGTTAACGGCAATCTCACCCCTATCAATTGCTAATAGGTTTGCTGCTGTAGTTGACGTTGCAGTTCTGAATGGAGTATACTTCGTATAAGGATGAACAGCTTGTCGAGTAGATAAATCTACTTCCCATTCCCGTGCATCAATGTGTCGTTCATTAGCCATGCAAGACTCCTAATGTTAGTTTGGGGATTTAACATACCAATTTAAGATACCAACTACCGCAGCTAGGACAACTCCTGCATGAGCGAACATAGCTAACATCATCATCACTAAAGTTTTGGCACCATAAAATCTGGTACGCCAGTGTTTTAATTCATCTAATTCAGTATTAACTTTTTCTAATCCGGCAACTAGGGTTTTATTTAATTCTGTAGAAGTTTCGATATAAGTATCCAAACGTTCCATGTACACTGCAACTTTGACTTCTAAATCTTCATCATCCAATGGATTTATCCGACTTCTCATTTGAGTCATGTTGCACTTTCCTCAATACAATAATAGGATTATTAGTCCCAAACTTGGGGAGAAGAGTCTTTCTATAGAGATCTATAGCATTATCGTTATCATCATAACGAATTAAAGTAGGATGTTTGGGCCTATTGATTCTCATTCTCCCCCCCTAATAGAAGGGGGCGGGGGGTCTTAGCCCCCACCCCCAGGAAAATTTAGGAAGCGTTTAGGTCGCCAATCTTAGCCTGAACCCAGATGTTCTTGCACCGCATTTCTCCCATTGTATACAGGAGTCCCCTCACCACCAAGGCGTTGGCAGCGAAGTAGTCACGGTTCTCAACGTACTGAGTAGGTTGAGCAACTGCAATTTCTAGGTAATCAGTATCCAACACGTAAATGTTGGAACCCAAGACTGCATCGTTAGATGCTACGGACTTAGGCACATCCGCATCGGGGAGAATTGGAATGCCCTGGTACGTAGCCAAGACCAAACCAGTTCGGGTGCCTGGGAAGGTTCGCTCTGAACCGACACCAACCTGGTATTCTTCCTGACCCATATAACGTTGATTGGAATTCAACAAACGCTCAAGGTTGAAGTATTGATCGTGACCCAAGAGTATTAGCTTCGGTTCCCCACCATTCTCACGAATCCTCTGGATAGCCGTATCCAGGTGAGTGAGGGACAAAGCCCGTCCAGTACCGCTGTTTAGCTGAACACTAGCAGCAGCGTTCCAAGTACCCGTGCCCCGGTCAGCCAGAGTTAGGTCGTAAGCCCTAACATTGACCCCACCTGAACCCCCACCGACAATCATAGCATCTTCTGCTACAATGTCATCAAGGGAAGTAAAGCCAGCACGACTGAATATAGAAGCTAGGTCGCCGTTTGCGAAAGCAGTTCCAGTAGCGATAGTAACTACACCAGTGTCTGTGGCTACCGCAGAAACAACAGAACCACCAGTGCGGTCAAAGGCCGTTCCTACGTTATTCATGGAGACAGCATCACCAATCTTA